ATGGCTCAAACGTGGTGTTGGGCTGGATTAGCGAAGCCCAGTAAGCCTTGCCGGAAATGATCGTGTACTTGTTCTTCTCAGCCATTTTAGTCTCTCCTCTTCTCTTCTGAAACATAATTGCCCCCAACATCCGTCATTGGATGTTGTAGAGCGGTTGTAACTCTACAGCTTATTTGCTTTAGAGTCAAGCACTATTTTCAGTAGTGCTTCGGGTTCGTACAAGGCATCGATCTTGATGTTGTACATGTCGCTTTTGGCAGTGAAGTTGTTGGCAGGATCTAGATCCCCCTTCTTGATCTTCATTGCCTTGTCGAAGTATTCCTTCTTTGGCATGTAGCCGAGCAACCATCCGACAGTCATGTCCTTCTTGACTCGACAGAAGAAGTAGTAATCACACCGCTGCTTGATGTTGAAGGCAGCAATGGAGCAATCATACTCCAGCTTTGGAGTCCAGTTGGTGGACTTTGTCTTTACATCGACTGTCTGGCCATTGATCAGCTCCATGTCGTAGTCATAGGAATGCTTCAACGGAACCTTAAGGTATTCTGCTACAAGCAGTTCACCTAGAAAGCCATAGATGTTTCCTCCTCCTTGCATGATGGAATTCTTGATGATGCCCATCTCCTCCGACATGATGCGAGCTTGTGCGATCATGTCGATATGGACAGGCACCTCAAGGATAAGGTTCTTTCCCACTAGTGCGATTCCTTCCATGTCAGTGAGTCTCAGCCCAAGTCTTGCCGATCTTGTATTCGGAGTCAAGCCTGCAACGGAAGTCCAAGATCTTCTGCGTATCCTTCATGGCTTCCTTTGTCAACTCTCCAAAATCCTTGGAATGTTCGGTAAGGACATCGTGCTGATACTCATCATGGATGGAAGCAACCAGCCTTGCGTCGAGCTTGCTTGAAGCTACCCTCTCTCGGATCTGGACAAGCCATTGCTTGCACACTACTGCTCCTGCGCCTTGAATGAGCAGGTTCATTGCTGCGTGTGCGTTTCGAACGATAAGACGCCTGCCATCGATGCCGATGAGATAGCCCCTCTTCGCTGCAATATCAACCCTCTTGCGGAAGATCGATATCTTCGGGACGTTGCTCAGGAACTTGTCGATGAGTTGCTGTCCGTCTTTTGCGTTTCCTCCGATGATGCTTCCGATCTTTGCTGGTCCTGCACCGTAGATGAAGGCGTAGATGAATGTCTTCGCCTGATCTCTTGTGTCAAGTCCAGCAGCCTTCTGGTTCGCAGTGTGGATATCGCCATCGACAACATCGCTAGTGAACTTGGGATCGTTCAGATAGTGGGCTAGGACACGAAGTTCAAGCGAAGAAGCGTCGCAACCAACAAGAGAACGGCTTGGCTCACTAGCAGTCCAGCAGGACCTGCACTCATGACCATAAGGCGAATACGAAGCTGGAACTTGAGCAATGTTAGGTGAAGTGTGTGCCATTCGGCCACTAATAGTTCGTAGGGTAAGTACATTGCCATGAACCTTTCCGTCGTTCCTTACAAGCTCCAGCCATGACTTGATCTGGGACACTCGCTTCTCAAGCATGAGATACTCTGCGATGAGCTTGGCTTCCGGAATGTCTACCTCATTCAGTACGGATTCGTCAACTATTGCGCTGCCTTTCTCTGTGAACTTCTCTGGCTTCCAGCCCCTTAGCTCAAGCTGGCGAACGATCTGCTGCCTTGATGCCAGATTGAATGGGACAAACTCTATCGACGTATGAGGCCCAGCCACAGTAGTGAGATCTTCTATGTGGTTGAGACCGACTGAGGACAGGGAACCATCTTTCTTGTACTTTGGAGTTACAAGTCGAACTTCTGATGGAAGAGGCTTGAAGATCTCCAATACCTTGCGTTGGATGTCTGATGCCTTGTCCTCAAGCTTCGCGACAAGCAGCATGGCTTCCCGATGATCTAGGCTGAAGCCGTTCTCCTCCTGTTCATCAATGATCTTTCGTACACGGTACTCAAGCTCGATGCTCTTGCGAGAGATCTTTGACGCTTCAGCCGACAGCATTACCCAAAGCCGAAAGCATAGCTCAACGTCGTTGATACAGTACTCAAGCATCTTCTCCGAGAAGGCAGAGAAATCGTTGAACTCCTGCTTCGGAAAGCCCAGACGCTTGCCCCAGTCCTCAAGTGAATGCCCTCCATCACGAATTGGATTGAGGATCTGGCTGAGTACAAGCGTGTCTTCTACGTCAGTGATCTTGATGTTGGTGCCTGCCAGCCTGTTGAGGACTGGCATGTCGAACGAGATGATGTTGTGGCCAATGAACTTTGTCACGTTGCTGGCAAAAGCTGGAAAGAGGGATGTACATTCTCCCTCTGTCCACTTGTGGATCTCTCCTGTCTTCGTGTCCTTTGCCACGATGCAGTGGATGACTGTGGGGTCGAGGCTATCCGCCTCTATGTCAATGACGCACTCCATTGTCATCTGCATCCTTGTAGGTCTTTGCCTTGCCAGTCTCGGATTCATCCGGATACACGGCATTGTTCATGTCGGGTGCCTTGTAGTTTGGACCCTTCATGACCTTTCCATCTTCCCTGTAGATGGGCTTGCCGTCTGCACCTAGCTTGCTGAGGTTTGAATTATGGACCTCATCGAAGCAAACGTCAAGGTTCAATCCCAATGCATGGCCAGTTCCGTAGACGACGTACAGGATATCCACCAACTCCTTCGCGATCTTAGCAAGGTTGGTTACATGTACGTTACTGTCGCTTGAGTACAGTTGCGAATATGGGTTCAGTTCATCGAACAGTTCCTGTGCTTCTTCTGCGATAAGCTCTGTTCGCAGTTCGATTGTCCTTACCGATACTGGATGTCTAGCATTCTTCACTTCCCTGACTTCCTGTCCCATAGCGGACATGAACTCTCCGACTTTCTTGAAGTTGGATTTTGGCCGTGAGAGATCCGGAACATGGTTGAAGTAGCTTTCCTCAAGGTCTGTGATATCGACCTCATCGTTCCAGAAGCGAAGCAGAAGGCTGTCTTGATTTGAAAGACTATCGAGTGGATAGCCGTTCTTTTCAAGCCAGCCACGAACATCGTATAGGGCGATTGGACTGATCATCTTTGGAAAGCCGTAACGCCAGCCCTCCATTGGATCGACGTATGTAACCAGAACCTTGTGTTCTGGCTTTGGATTCTTCTTCTTCTTCTGTGAAGTCATGGCATAACCTTTGCAACGAACATGATGATACCGACAAAGAAACTAACAAAGCCGGTGAAGAATACCAGAATAGCAGCGACCTCCCAGATTGTATAGGAGTTACTGTCGAGTGGTTCAAGAAGCTTGAGGCTGATCCAGCCTACAAGAAGAAGAGCTATGCCCAATGCCGTCATAGGTCAGGTCCTCCGTTGCTTGATGCAGATTGAGTGTCACTGTCTCCGAGATTTTCTACCTCATGAAGACGGCCAGTCTCCTTGTTGAAGAACAGGTGGCAGGCGATGCCAGTCTCGCCAGCGTAGCGGTTCTTGAGGACTCGGATTGTCGTCGTGTTGGCCACGTTGGGATCGTCTGCCTGCTGGTCACGCTCCATTGCGATCACTGCGTCCGAAAGCTGTGCGATGCTCTGGGAGCCACGAAGATGGGCGAGGGATACTTCCTTGCCGTCTTCGTGACCGCTGTCGGCACCAGTCCTACGGAGGTGCGATACAAGAAGCAGCGCACAGTTGGTCTCCTCCACAAGCGAACGCAGCTTGGTCATGAGGATGTCGATATTGCGTCGCTCGTCCATGCCCTCAAGGCCAGATACGAGAATGGACAGATGGTCAAGGAAGATCCACTTGCAGTCAAGTGCCTTGATCATGTAGCGCACACGGGCAAGGATCTCCTCGGTGCCGAGAGACCCAAAGTGATCGAAGGCAAAGAACCTGCCGGTACCGACTGTAGACTTGTACCACTTGTCCATCTCGACTCGTGGATATCGCTCGCGTACCTCTCGAATGTACAAGCGAGAGTTGGCCTCCACCGACATCAGATGGAAGATGGTGGATCGGACGTTCTCCTCAAGCGACAGGACACCGATGTTCTCCTTCGTGTTGTTGAGTACATGGTGCATGAGTTCGCGC